TCACTTAATCTGATGGGTGGTATTAACCTCTGCGTAATCTGGCTCTAAAACGCCAGTTAATTTTGCAATTTTCGTCTCGGCGCGCGCAATCATGTCATTGGTTTGCTTCCAAAGACTCACACCACCAATTGCACCAATCAAAAGCGCCGACAGCGCACCAAATATTCCAATATATTTGGCGGCAAAATCAAGAAATGGCCGTCCCTCAGGCCAAAATGGTTCAGCTTTTATCGGTTCTTTTTTGGTTCCTGCTATCGCGGCCTCAACCGCATCAAGTCTTTCTACAATTTTTTTTTCATCTGAATTAGGATCTTCGCTCATTTTTTTGCCCCTTCCCTAGATGGCGGAGACAACTTTAAGTAACGCAAAAGCTTCCTTCAACCCTGAACGCACGACAGAAACCACACCTATGTTCCACGAGTGAATTATATCGAGTCGGACGTGCGATTAAGTTATCGAAGACCGGCAATGATCCTAGCCGAATAAGGCTTGAATGAGTTGAATTGCAAACAAGAGCTCTCGAATGCGACGCACTAAAGATCGTCGCTCCATTCTTCGTCCAGAGACTCAGGCGGAGGCAGATGCCCGTAAAAGGCTTGCCTATGAAGATGGATATTGATCCTCGCTGCATACATCTTTTGCATTGAGTCGATAGCGAAGGGCTGACCGTCCGCCGTGTCCTCAATCATTTGTTCACCCCAGATCCCCAATCCGCCATCCCAATATTGGCTGCTAACAACTCTCTCAGCAGCAACTCTAAGGTCGACAGACTCGGCCTGGTCTCGAGCAATTGCCCAGGATGTATCAGTAGGATAATCAATCCTGTGTTTGGGTTGCCTAGCATGTCCGTACGAACGCGGACGTGTGGTTCCCCAATCTCCAAAAATTAATCTAGGATGGTTTGTGACCTGACGAATTTGGCCAAGGAGGTCGCGGTTTCCAAATCCGCAGTTTGACAGACCGTCAAATTCAGTAAAATCCTTAGGGAAAGAGGTACAAGAAATCCCGATTGGAATTTCGGTAGATACCTCTCTTAGCAAAGTCTGAAGGTAACCTGTCGCTACTGCGGCCAAAAGAAGTGGGTTCTGAACCCATCCAAATTCTAGGACAACCAAAAAGTCGACGGCGCCTTCGGCAACCAGCTCATCAACGAGTATTTGCATCCAAGGCGGCATTCCAGAACCAATTCCTTCTGCAAAGTTCAACCTAATGCAAAAAGATCGGCCTTTCTCGCGAGCCCAAGCGATTTGAGCACGAGCTGACTCGATGGTCTGCTCTGCCATCAACAAGCAAGGCTGGGCATTTGGATATTCGTCAATTACTGACCACCAGGTTTCCAAATGCGCAGGTTTCGCGGCAATACGAGCCCACTGTTCCTTTGCTTCAGTCACATTGTCGTTGACTTGGTAGTAGGTATCCACATCCACAAGATATGGACGGCCTGGATATACCTCCTCGAACTTGTCGAGGGCCCGCGTTAGTGGCGATGTAGACAACCAAGGGGCAAGCAAAATCAGTGGTGTAAGTGCGTCTTTTGTCCCCCCGGGCAACTCCTTGATGGCGTTAAGTTCGGCAGGGCGGATGCACAACGTTGCTAAGTATTCTTGGACATCCATATAAATCTCACTTAATTCATTTGAAGTTTAATTTCCATTGCAGCCGTTGACACTCCAAATCTTTTAGCAAGATCTTCAATCATCTCACTAGTAATTGGGCCAACGTAGTCACGCGTCGCTTCGAAAAGTTTATCGGATGGAATAACAAGATCTGAAGCCAACCTATTTGCTTCAAATTCAATATTGGCTGGCTGGCCAGACCTCAGCAGCACATTCTCAGACCAGCCTCCAGATGCAATGATCCTATCTTGGTGAAGCAAGAAATGAGCGATTTCATGAGCTAGAGTGAAGCGTTGCCTGTATTTTGCTTCATGTCGGTTGATCTTAATAACAAATTGGCCGTCTTCTTGCCCAATTTGACCCGACACACCTCTTGGCAGTGTAGAAACAAGCACACGAACTCCAAGAGCCTTAGCTAAAGCACCAAGCCTCACAGGGTATTCTTTTAAAAAATCATCAATTATTTTTCGCGTATGGTCTGGGAGATTCGAAAACTCCCGAGAAGGAGCTTTTACTTCCCAATCACCAGATTGAGTTTTGAGATCTACCGCTCCATACATGAGACACCTATGAGTTTGTTAAACTTATTCGTCGTCGCCATTTAACTGTTCGGGATCGGAAATTCCACCGCCAGTTTGCATTCGTACAACAACTCGTTCCAACACTTCATCCAGCGCGCCAGACTTAGCCATGTCGCTCAGAATTCTATGACCCGTCTGCTCATCAATTAATGCCGTTTTCAAAGCGGGTGGCAATATGGCTTCTACATTCACCCTTACGCTTGGCGCCAGTTCCGTCTCCATGGTCTCCGCAATCTTGTCTGCGGCAGCTGCCTTGGCCGACGTCGCTGCTTCGGACTTTATTTCTCGCAACGTTTTAAGCGCGACCAGACCGATTACAAGTGCGCCAACGGTCACGGCTAAACCTATGCCGCCCAAAAAGATCGTCACGACCGTAAGGATCAAATCCACATAGTCAGCGCGCGACGGCTCCAAGTAGGACAACTGCCCTCTTGTCTCCAACCCCCAGCCGAAGACGACCATAATTAGGACAACTGCAGCAAGCCCACCAACTACGGCGCCAAAGATCAATGAGGCAATTTTACCCATCCAACCACATAATTGCTGCCACGCAATTCTCCGAATCGGTCTTCAGAACATTACAGGAACATGTTAACGAATTTTGCTGCAGAGCTCAATTAGAGCGAGCGTAGCTGCGTTAAGGCCACTTGACACCGGACAGCAACTTGTAAAGTCCAGCCAACGCTAATGCCCCCACAACGGTGTTGATCATCTTGCCCTTGACGCTCGATGTTCCTTTCCGCAAGTCACGCAGAAAGTGCATGTCTTTCTGCGCTTCAATGGTGTTGTCGATATCAACACCGAGCGCTTTGAGCACTTCTTGGGCCGCTTCCCGGCCGCCTTCTTTGCCACCTTCGCGGGCTATCTCCCGCCACTGATCTTCGTTCAATTTGCGCGCCCCGCGAAGCCAGTTCGAATTTCGTCATACCACCGGCCGCAACGCAAGACGAGAGCATTGGCGCGGCCAAGAGCCTGGTCTGTTCGGATCAAAGCAACGTCCAGTGGCTCACCCATGCGAACGCCGGAGCGTTCGTGCCGCCGGCAATCGGCTGGATAGTCTGGCAGCGTCTTTGCCGCTTCGGTTCGGCCGGCTTGCTCAGCCGCCGCCCGCAGGCGATCGTCAGCGGTTGCGCAAGCGCTCAATAAGACCAGGCTGCACAGTGCAACCGTCTTCCACGGTCGAAACATAGTGTTCCAAATCCTCTGCTGCGGCTTGCGCTTCTGCGGTCGCCTTATCGATTTCTGTTTGAAGGCGGCGCCTTGCGCCATCGGCAACAGCCCGGCGTCGCTGCAACTCCGCAAGCTGGACGCGCGCGGCCGTCAGCTCAGTTTCGGCCACGTATTCAGCGACCGCCCGGTGAACCGCGCTGCCTTTGTCGACCTGGTGCCAAATGAAAATGCCGCCCAGAACGGCGGCAATTGCGAGTGCAGAGCAGGCGGCGCGGCTCTGGAGTGTCCAAGTAAGCACGGGCATTACCTAAGCCCCTCCAGGCATAGCTTGTGCTCAGCAGCGCGCCGGTTCACCAGCCCCCGGATCTTGCGGCCGCCGGCTTTGTTGAACCAGGTTGCCGCGTCACAGGCGCCGCGAACGTCCCTGCGGTCGAGGCGCTTGCGTGCGGTCGATCGGCAGAAGGCCCCAACGCCAATGTTGTAGGTAAGGCTCACAAAGGCGACATAGGACTTTGCTGGAATGGCGTCTGGCCGCTTGAGGCACTTCCGCATCCCGCGCTCGTGTTTCTTGAGCGAGGCCAGCAGCATTGCGTCACACTCGGCCTTCGTGTGCTTGTCGCCCAACTTCGCTCCGTAGGTTTCGCCGTAGCAAACCGTTGGCACGCCGACGACATCACGATAGGCGGTCAGGCGCAGGCCTTCCCAGGCACCGACAAGCGCGATCGCTGCCGCGCCGGCCGCGCCGACCAGGCGGGTTTTACGTCTCATGCTCAAAATCCTTTTGTGCGAGAATGCGGGCGACGAAAGCGCCGGCAGTTGAAAGGCCGGATAGTGCGGCCAGGTATCCCGGCTCTATGAAGTCCCCCAGGAAGGGCAATGCGACTTCTGCCGCGGAGAGAACCGCAGCAAGAACCATGAGCCGCACGCTCCACGCTCTGCGCAGAACGCTGCGCCAATCGGCAGTCAGCTTCAAAATTGAGATCCTTTCAGGCACAAAAAAACCGCCTCGAGGGCGGTGCGTGTTTCTGTGTTGTCGGCGGCTGCCTAGATCGTTTGGAAAAATCCCCAAAGATCGTCCACAACCTCAGGCGTGAGACCAAGGGCAGCGCTTATCTGGATCACCAGAGGGTGCAACCGCTCATACTCGTTTGCGGTCCGCCAGTCGATACTAGCTCGTTTACGCTCGTCTACGTCGGGTATCGCGGCAATGATCGCTTCAACGTCTTCCTCGTCCGTTTGGACGGATAGAAGACCGTGACGAAGTTGCCGCGCGCTCACTGTCGACATTTGCTCGCGCAATTCATCCAGCGTCGGGGGAAAATGAACCCATTCTCCATCAATCCATTCGTAGTGATCGCCGGGCTTGAGCGGAACAATTATGGTCCCTGCCGGGTACGAAGCCAGGATATGCGCCGCCGGCTCGTTGGTGGTTTGCCAATAGCCGCGATCAGGATGGTAGAAGCCTTGTTCCATTGTTACCTCAGTTCGTACCACATGATTTTGGATCCGCCGGAGCACCTGTAGTAAAGGCCATCAGGGACAATGAAGCTGCTTGTACCGACGTGCGAGTTTCCGCCGGCCCGGCCCCGGGTGTACCAAGACGAGTTATTGGTCGAGACCTGAAAGCTTGTCGGGCTCCGGTCGCCGGCAGCAACCGCAATCATGATTGGGCGACCGGTGGTGTTCTGGTAGCTGGTGTTGAAGCTCCGAGATGGGGCCTGCCAAGTCTGCTTGGAAAACCCGCCACCAACGGCAACATAGTTTCCGTTGTTCTCCTCCAACATGAATTCATTCCGGCTATCGTCCCATCCAAACGTTCGCCAAGTATTTGAGTTGTCGTCGTAAAAGTGGATCCAACTGTCACCACCACCATTCTTACCCACATAGATGATGTCATAGGCATAGAATTGGTTCGCATAGACACGGGAGTTCGCGGCACCTTTGTAATTGGTGTCAGAGCAAAAGTGCCATGCGTTGCCACCGTCGTCATGCCAGATGTGGTCTACGTTGGTTGATGTTTTGATGTCAGCGTATGAGCCGCCATCATCCGCCGCGAAGACACCATTTCCGGACACGACGTCCATTCCAATGTTGCCTGTAGTCGGACCGGCAACCCCTTGAGGCCCCTGCGGTCCGGTCGCTCCAACCGCGCCAGTATCACCTTTGGACGCCAGCAATCCCCAATCATCCGGCGAATTGCTTGGGTTCTTCCCCACATTGACAGTCAACGAGATGTACGAAGAGCCATTATAGGTCACCGTCTCATCTGAGTTGTACGTATCGCCAGAGGACCATAGACCGCGGTAGATCAAGCCGGGGTCGCCCTGCGGGCCTTGTGCACCCTGCGCACCTGTCGGCCCTTGTGCGCCTGTATCGCCTTTCGGTCCTTGAATGCCTTCTGGCCCTTGCGCCCCCTGCGGCCCCTCTGGTCCCTGAATACCTTGCTGCCCCTGCAGGCCCCGTTCACCACGAGAGGCAACAATGTCCCATTCGGCCGCGGCATCTTCCGGAGTGACGCCGGTATTGTCCGCAACGCAGATGAAATAGGAGCCATCGTGAAAAACGGTGTCTCGCACGATATAGGCGTTGGAGTTGTTCCAGGTTCCCTTATGGTTCATCCCGACCGGACCGGCCGGACCCTGCAATCCCTGCGGACCCTGCAGGCCTTGAGGGCCACGCCCAAAAGGAACACCGGCCGACCAGGTGCCCACTTCGTTGGAAAGCTTGAAATAGACCGTGCCGGTTTCCACGTCGAGAAACGAGAAATTGGCCGGCTCCGCATTGTAGGCGTCTCGGTCCGCGGTCAGGCCGGACGCGTCCGGATCAAAGGACTTGCCAATTGGCCCCTCCGGACCCTGAGGCCCCTGAACGCCGATCGGACCTTGTGCGCCTGTCGGCCCCGCCGGCCCTTCTGGACCGCGCGGCCCTTCCGGTCCCTGCAGGCCTGTCGGCCCCCTTGGGCCTTCATAGCCGACCGGTCCGCGTTCGCCCTGCGGCCCCTGCGGCCCTTCCGGACCTTGGGCGCCAATTGGACCAACCGGCCCTTGATCGCCAACCGGGCCTTTCGGTCCCTGTGCGCCCGGCAGGTTCGCAATTTCGAGCACCTGTTGAAGGGTTGGAATATCCGCGTTGTCCGCAGCTTCAATTCCATTGATCACGCGCCGGCCGGCCAGATTAAAGCCGCCGTCCCTTTCCATCAGCGCTCGAGTAGCCACCGACTGCATATTGATTGCAGTGCGGTCCATTGCCCGTTCCATTACAGCCGGGTCAATCTCTCCACCTGCCAGGCTGTAAGGCTGCTCAAAATCACTGACCAAAAGGACTGTGAGCATTTCCCCTGTCTGCAAGGATATTGGATCGAAGAAAACTGTTCCGGTCGCAAAGCTTCCGCCCGAGAAGTACCAGTTCCCCGGGCTTTGCTGGAAAGTCCAGATAGTGTTCACGCCTTCGGCGTTTGTGTGAACGACCTGCAAATTTGTCTGGTCGACAAACTGAAAAGGCAGGTCGACACGGTCCGTCATGCCGTCGCCCAGGATTTGGACACGGCCTGCGGTCAAGGCTGCTACTGTCATGGGTAAACCCGTCAGTTGGCGGCGTTTTCAAGCGCCGGTTTGACTGTCGTTTGAATAAGCGTTCGGACGCCAGGCAGAGTTCCGAACGGAATTTGTCGCGTGATGGCGCGAGCGCCTTCGCTGTTGATGTCACGATTTGCGACCTGTGACCCAATCGTGACCAGGTCTTGAATAGTGCCTACTGTCGGCCCAAAGAACGCACCGAGCGCGTTCCGGCTTGCGAACCGAGACACATCTGCTCCGCGATCCTCATCACCCGCCAACATCTGCGCGGCCGATTTGACACCGAAGGGCATATCGAGTTTTTCGCCGATGTTGGAGACTTCCATAAGCACCGTTGCAATGCCGGTCCGATCGAAACCGTCAGCAATCCAAAGGCCCGGGTTGTCAGCCAAGCGCTCTGCCGCCTCAAAGTCCCCTCGCTCAATGAACTTGAGATAAGAGACCATCATTCCGAGCGCGGTCCCAAACACCAGGAACTCTGCCAGATGCTTTTGCCGCCCCTGCAGCCGGGAAAGCAAAATGCGCTGGTGCGCAGCAAGGCCAAAGCTCTTGAACTGCATTGCCAGCTTTCCGGTATTGGAACGCGCCCAAAGCGGCTTGTCCGCGATGCCTGGCGTGACAACGCCGCCGTCAGCTTCTTTCGCCAAGGCCGCACCTATGACGCGCCGCGCCTCTTTGTCGTCCCAGGCCCGAAGGTTCAGCCCCCAGATGCCGTTTTCTTCCAGGCCGTATTTGTCGACCTGGTCAGCAATCCGGGTTGCCATGTTTTCGTCAATGCCGAGCTTGCCCAGATAGCCGCGCTCATGTTTTGACAGCTTGGCGAAGGAAGCCTGTCTGCCAACAACACCCCATTTGTCAGGCAAGTCCGCCAAACTGCCGCGCGTCAACCGAGCGATCTTGTTGCCAGCCTGCAGCGTGACGATTGTCTTCATGGTGTCGTTCCAGCGATCCAAGAACGTCAGCCGAGAGAAAACAGAGGTGACATTGCCCATAAGCCTGTCTGCAACCGTGCCGGCCGCGTATGGGTCATGAAGCTCTGCCAACTCTGCCAGCCGGGTTTGCAGCACCGTTTCGGTGACTGCGCCCCATTCCCGAGCATCACGCTTGGCGATCTTCGCCGCCTTCGTGGACGAGACCAAGCCGGTCAAACCGTCATCCATGAACGACCGGAGCCCTTGACGCGTCATGACGTTGGCAATATCCGGAAGACTGGACAGCGTCACGCCACCCAGTAACCGAATAAAGTTCCAACTGAGTGCCAGGCGCGTCATGGCCGCCCAGTTGGGATGCTTTCGCTCTTCCGCCGCCCGATAAGTGCCGCGGAGCATGTCGCGGAATGCCTCTATATGCGCAACATCCGCTCTTTCCCGGGCATCCAACTTCCGCAACTCCTTGGCGTCGGAAGTGTTGGCCCGCAGTTGCGCATAGTCGTCCTGGATTTCCTTGATCTGGTCTTTCATATCGGCCCGGCCGAACGCTCGGGTTAGCTCGACTTCGGAAGACATTTGCCGGACGTAACGACGGGCAATCATCTCCATGTCGTTCACCAGAAACTCTTCAACCATTTCGTCTGGAATGTGGAGTGTGCGCCCCTTCAAAGGCCCCTGGGAGACCGGCACCATCCAGTCGGGAACATCTTCAACCTGTTTGCCCATGATCTTGTCAAAGGTTCCGGCCACAATTTCATCAACGTAGCCGTCAAGGTCTGCAACGTCCCCAAAGTCCAACTCTTCGGCCCGGTCCTTTGGCAGCATCGGCTTAAGTTTCTCAACCTTCGCCTTTGCTCTGGTAACGCGCTCAGCCACCTTGTTCCGGTCCGCACGAAGAGCCCGCAATTCGGCGCGCAAATCTTCGATAGACTGGAAATCTGGCCCGCCGGATGTTATCTTGGCGTTTGCCGATGAACGGAAGGATTGCTGTTTTCCGTTGGCGACTGCCTCAGAACCACGTAGACCCTGAGTCGCATCGGCCTGTCCCTTCCCTTTCTTCTCAAAAGCAGTGAGCAGCCAGGTTTTCTGCTTGCCATCAAATTCCAACCGGACGACAGCGGAATATTGATCGTTGCCCAACCGCACCCGGTTTTCGCTTTTGGAGACAACCTTAGTGCTTGCGAGGATTGACGGCAGATCATCTACGACTTCCGGGTGCTTTTGCAGGATCTTTGCCAGGCCGTGACCGTTTTGTGTGACCGGGTCATAGCTGCCCCAGGTCAGATCGATCGGGCCAATGTCGCTGTGCTGCAGAGCGCCGTGTGCTTCTCCATCCTCCAGCGATCGTAGCCGCTCAATCAGTAGCCGCCAGTTGCCCTTATAGGCTTTGGCGTTAATGATCGGACCAAAGTCACCGCTTCCGACAATATCACCGTCAGGAAACTGTGCCTCTGTCTCTGAAATCGCGCGTTCGATTGCCTCAATTCGGTTTTCTACGCGGGCTTGATCGTATCGCCCCTTTCCGTAGGCTTTCCGTGCGTCGGCATAGTCGACAAGGATTTTCACCTGCGGCGAAGCATTGGCGAACTGCCGGACCTCATTAATCTTGGCCTCTAGCTCGTTCAGGTCATCCGCAAATTTGTTCGCCGCTGCTTCCGCTATGACGCGTTCGTTGGCGATCTTGTCCGTTGCCCGGTCTAACTCTTCCAGTTCACCGGCCATGCGCCCAATTGATTGGTCAAGGCCGGAGAGCTTTCCCTCATTCCGTAACGCCCGGTCTAAGTGCTCTCTCACTTCCTTTGCTGTCGCGTTCGCCGGCAGGCCCATTTCAGAAAGCCAGTTTTCAACGTTGGCTTCCAAGACATCGCGCGCCGCCTCTGCCCCGAGTTCGTCATCCGTCCGGATCGGAACGCCCGCCATTTCGTCACGGATCGCAGCCAATATCTCATCTGGATCCGCATAGCCGTTTTGGTCAGTCTGGAACCGGGCCAAAAGCTCATGTTCCCGTGCAACCAGGTTGTCAACGGCCGAAAGCTGACCCGTCTTGCTCTGGACGCCCGGCGCGGTGCGCGGTGTCACACCCATGTTGCGCAATTCTTGGTCCAGGTAGGACCCAACTTTCACGCCGCCCATTTGTTTCAAGAGGCCCAGCACAGGCCGCTTAGGACCGGCCTTTGCCGGTCGCGAAACCTCTTTCACCGAACGCACCATGACATCGTCGTCACGCGCCTGCTTTGCGGCGGCAATCACGCTTTCAGGCACTCGGCCGCGGAGAAGGTCAAAGCGCTGACTTTCCTTCCGCTCTATGGCAGCCAGTTTGCCGGCGCGGACCTGGCCGCGCTTGTCCAATCTCGTCTCAATTGTCCCAAGGCGGTCTTGTGCCTGGCTCAGTTCCTCTTCCAGATCCGTTGCCCGATTGATCTTCTTGGCAATCTCGATTTCTTCTTGCCTTGCAATCGCCCGGTCAACTTCGCTCCTGATATAGCGCTTGAGCACTCCACGAAATCGGCCCTCGCCCGCCAGGATCTTGCCGCGGTCATACATGCGGTAAAGATAGCTGGGCGCCGTCGTGACCTTGACGCCTTCCGGCAATAGACGGACGTCAACTGCTTCGTCTTTCAGCGGATTGGCAACGTCATTTCGCCAGGACTGCGCAACGGTCGTCACAAATTCGTTGCCGTCCGGATCAACGTCACCCCGCCGAGTAGCGCGGGCCACCGCCGCGTCAAAGTCCGGAAGTTTCCCTTTGAACCCAGCATTGCGAGCCTGCTTGAACGCTTCCCGCCGCTTGGCAATGAAGGTGGCCAGGTTGCCCGAATAGCGTTTCATGGCCGTTTCGGCCGCCGGCCCAAGCGTCCGGCCTTCCAGCTCCCCGGCTGTGCCAACGTGGTTTTCAGCCAGGCGCAAGAATGTGCTCCGTGACTTCATGGACGGGCTGGTCAAAAGCTCCAAGCCGGGATTGAGGCGCACGGCGGCCGTTGCGTGGGCAATCGCCTTTGCAGCGCGCGTCCCGCCGATTTCAAGCTCTTTCTCCCAATCAATCGCGTCAATATCATCTTTGGACGCGGCGCCGGCACTGCGGAGCTTCCGCACGATCTGTTGGCTGACTTGAGACGGGTGCGGCGTATCGTCGGCCAGATCTTCTTCAATGGCACGGCTGAATTTCGCCCAATCGCCACGGCTGAAGAGTTGAGCCCCGCCCGCCCCGAGCAGTCCGCCCAGGATGATTGAGCCGCCAACAACATAGGCGCTTTCGCCCAGGTCGCGGGTCTGCTGCACGGAATGCAAAGCCCCTTCCTGCAGCAGTGCACCACCGCCAGCGGCCGCACCAACCGAGATTGCAGAGCGGAGACCGCTATAGCCTACCTTGCCAGACTTCACCAAAGCGCCACCAGGCAGCAGAGTTGTCGGGCTGGCTACACTTGCAAAAACATCTGTTGCAATACCGGTCCAGCCAGCCGCTTCCACTGTTTCCCGATCACGCTTTTCTCTGTCGATGTCGGCCTTGATCGCTTCAACGACTGTGGCGTTTTGGGCTTCAATGAAGCGGTCCGCGTGTTCCTCATAACCCTCAAGGTCACCATTTGCGAAAGGGTTATAGTCCGGGTCTACGCGGAAATACTCGCGCTTTTCAAGATTGAGCGCCTCCGACGCAATCACTGCGCCGGCCTCATTTTCTGAGCGGAAAGAAGCACCCGCGGCCTCAAGAATGCCAGGGTGGTCAGCTCGATCGCCGACCCTGATATTCAAATCCCACGGGGAATAAGCCCCCGTCTCGCTGGAAACGGGGCTGTTTCTGTCAAGCGGCATCGTTTGCCTGCCTTCTAAAGCTTGTTGAACTCTTCTACTGCCTGGCGCATTGCGTCGAGCGGTGCGCCGCCGGACATTTCGGAAGGCCTCAGACTGTCGCCCAAGGCCTTGCGTTTCAGAGCGTCTTCGCGCTCCTGCAGGTAACGTTCGCCGTTCTTTTCCCAATCGGCCGCCTTGCGAGCTTCTTCCGTTGCGATAGCTGCGGCGACATCAAAGCTCGATGCGAATTGTAGCTGCTGCCGCAACCCGGTTTTCGGATCGTCGTAAACAACTGTCATTCTGGGAGCTCTTCCAGTTCGGTAGTCTTGCAAGGTATATTCTTCATTCCCGACGACGAAGAAACGCGCGTATTCCTTGCCCTCTTCCTGCAATATCTGTTCAGCTTCTTTCCGGATGTACTCGTACCCACCTTCTCCGACAGGCGGATATAGCTTTTCAACCGGGTATTTCAGCACCACGCGTGAGCCGTGTGGAGAAAATTCGGAAGTCCCCCAAGTGCGCGACATCCGGGCAAACGCCAACTCTTCGGCCGCATCTAAATCGCCGCCGACTTCACCCAAACTTTCCCGGAAGAGCTGTTTGTATTCCACTACGGCCAGCGCGCGCCCCTTTTCGGACGCCCCTAGGGCCGGCGCAAAGCCCGGTAGCCAGGCGTCATCAAACAGTCCCTCGACATGATCAGCATCAATGTCCTTCAACCGGTCCTTTACTGGCTGGCTTTCCAGGAGCGCTTCACGCTGTTTGATCGATTCCGGACTATTCAACTCCGTCAAGCGCCTCCCGGCCTCTTCGCCAGTAAGTCCCATGCTTTCCGTGTAGAACCGCCACTTGGTCGCAGCATCCTCAATTTCATTTCCATTCTCCGCACCACCCACCGCTTTTGGGTAGAGCTGGAATGTGGCTGCGGCCCGCCTATAGGCCAACTCAACCTCTTCCGCGTTCCGACTGCGAAGCCCATTGCGCATTAAGTTGACATACGACTTGGGCAATACCCCCTTGCCGGCTGCGATTGAATTTGCAGCCTGATCGGGAGAGGCACCGTCCTCAACAGAGGCCGAATAGACCAATTCTGCGTTCCTCCGATCGCCGGCATCCATCGGGTTTCCGTTGCCCGAAGTATTGGCCCAATCCACGGCTTTACGCGCCTTTTCGCCTTCCTTTAGCGCGCCGTTGAGCGAATTAATCAGAGTCGCCTTCTGGCCATCATCAAGCAGCGGATCGTCAAGGATTTGTTGCCGACCAACGGTTAGCGGGTCAGTGGCAATGTCCAGTTTAAAGGCTTCCTGCCGATCTGCCGCCACAGAAACAAGATCACGTTGCGCCTGATCGTTGAGCTTGACTTGGTCCTCATAGCTCAGCCGCTCCAATCGCTCTTGCACTTCCGGTGGCGCATTGGGAATTGAAGCTTTGCCGCGGATAATGTCGGCCTCTTCCTGGCGCCGGCCGCTGTTCACGCCGCCGTTGTCACCCTTCAATCCCTCGACGGCCGCGGCGATCTGTTCAGCGTCACCGGATCGGACCGCGGCATGAAGGCGTTCAGGCAACTCACCATAGTTGTAAGTGATCGACGTAAGGGCAGCTTGCGCCCGAGGTGGCAAACGCTGCCATGCATCGGCCCCAACTTGTTTGATTGCGATGGCCTGGAACTCAGCAATGCGGCGTTCCAGATCGCGTTCGGCATCAGCCCGGGTAACAACGGTGTCTTTCGTGACGCGGACAACTGTCCCGTCTGCCTTTGTCACGGTGTCGGAGCCATAGCCGGCGCGCCACCCTGAAAACTGCTTGCCGTCCGGCCCGCCCGTGTCCGCATATGCCTTGGTACGAAAACTCTCTTTCGCGCGGATCAGGGACCCAGCGTCGACCGACGAAGGACCAAACAGCCTGGCGCGCTCCGTTGCAGGAAGCGTTTCCGCCCAGGCAAGGGAGGCCATCCTTTCCCAGGACTGCAATGCGCTCTGTTTTTCGATTTCAGGCAGGCCGCTTTCATTGATCAACTGCCGGCCGTGCTCCAGCGCTTCGTCATAGCTGATCGGATTTGCACGGATCCCCTTGGTAAGCTGGTCAGATCCTTCAGCAATGCCTTGCCGAAAGTAGCGTGTGCGCTCTTGTAGCTCGGTCTTTGAAAACCGATCGGCATAACGGTTCCGAAGGTTCGCAACGTCAAGCTCAGCTTGCGCCCGCACGCTTTCCGGCAGGCCTTCAATGAACTTGCCGGCGTCCGTGTTGAATTGTTCCAACATGCTTTCGGTATAACCGGCCGCGCCTGGCTGCAGGTTCGTTTGTGCTTCAAGTTCCTTTTGAGCAAACTGCCCCTCGAAATCCAGCCAACCCTTTTTCCGCTGGAAATCGTCAATCTCATGCCGGCGTTTTTGGATCGTTTGCGCAAGGTGGCCCACCTGTCCGGCGGAATGCTGGATCTGGCGGCCCAGGGCCTCAGTTGCTTGCCCCACCGCAGTGTCAGCCACGACCGTTGGGCGCCGCACACCAGGAAGGGTTTGCGCGCCTGTAAATTTCTCAAACCTTGCCATTCAATGCACCGTCAAGTCGTTAAGGGACGCTGATACCAGGCGTTCCCCAAAGAGGTGGCCGCCCCGGTAAATCCACCGAGCATCGCGCCCCTTGCGCCAATGCGGCCTGCTTCCCTGTGAGAGCTTGCGCGCTCCCTGGCAGTGACCGCTTCAAATTTCAGGTTGCCGCGCTCGCCTTCTGCGCCGTACCGGATCGCCTCTAGTTCGTGCGCCGCTTCCGCCTCGCTGTCGTTCATGACGTCGACCAACGAGCCTGTTTCTGAAAGCCCCCTTTCGGCGCCTGCCGCCCGGTTGTTCCCGATGATCCGTTGCAGGCGATCGTTGACCCTTCGCCTTTCAAACGAAGCTTGCGTTTGGTTGACTTCCTTTTGGCGCTCAGCCAGTTCAGCGCGCCGCTCTTCCGCCTTGGCGTTTGCTTCCGCCTGTTGGCGGATGCCCTGTGCTTGCACAGCACTGCCGGCGAGCGTTCCCACGGCCGAAACCGCGGAAACGATCAATGTAACCGGATCACACATTTTACGGTTCCCCGCTTCGTCCAAAGTTGATGGCAAGAACGGTGCTCGGCTTTCCACCTTGGGCAACAAGCGTTAGCTTCCCGCCGGCTTCCCAACGGGTTTCAATGCTCTGCTCCAAGACACCAGAACGGAGAGGCGCCGGCTTTCCTGCTGGATCGCCAGCCCGGTAATAGACCAGCTCGTCTAGGTGCGTTGCCTCATCCCCCACCTTGAGCGTGCCCGTTTCCATGACCGCAATTTTGCAATCGTCAATCTGCATCTTCCGGCCCAACCCAGAGCCGTCTTGCGCATTGATCGGGTACGGCAGCGTTTTCGCCTTGGCTCTCACGTCCAGGCCAACCAGGACTTTCCCCGCCGTCTGGCTATTGGGCAAACTGACTTCACCACCCGAGACAGTTGCCGGATAATCCGTGCCGTCCGCGTACATGATCACGTCTTGCCCTTCCAGGTGGCTCAAGCCCGCAATGGTGTTGGCGGAAGCGCCCGAATACAGAGCCGCGCAGTCAAGGTGCCAGGCGTCCTCAATTTGGCCGCCCAGGAACGGCCTTTGCATGATTTCAATGTATCGCTTCACCTGGCCGTTGATCGTTCGCTTGACGATCATCCAAACCTCATCAGACGTGGCGCCTGGCAAGTCAGCCAAGCATTCCACCACGCCGCCGAAGTCGTGACGCTGCATTCCATAGACTTGCTGCTGTCGCTCGTAGGTGAACCCAATGGCCCGGCCGGCGGTGTCCCAAGCCCAAATGATGCTGTCCGGATACTGCTGATAGCAGGCCCCCAGGATACCCGGCCGGAAAAGGTGCGATTGCACTTCACTGACCGATTGCGACACCCGGCCGTCAGCCCCGAAATCATAAGCCATTTCTCTCATGTCGGTCCCGTAAGGGCCGAAATAGAGCAGCACCGAACCCACCTTGATTGGGCTCACGCCATTTGAGCCAAAGTTGGTTTCGGGGCTTTGGTCGACGTTCTCCGGCCCGTATGGGTCTTGATCCGTTGCCTTGCCGACAGAACGCACCGCCTTGGAGGTGCCAACTATCAGGTCATTGTCATCCACGAGCCATTGAATGCGGTTCACCTGGCCAGAAAGCACGCCGACTGTCACAGCGTCCGAAGCTTCCAGCACATGCGAGACGCCCATGTTGGAAAAGTCTTCCGTCTGGCTTTCCCAGACCTTTTGCGGCTCTTCCAGTGTCCCGGCAAAGGCCAGCCTGCTCTTGTGCCAACCAACCGTTTCCGGCCACCCCGTCGTGCCCGACCAGGCGCCGAGCCGCCAGGAGGTTTGCGCCTTTGTGTCAAGAAGCGCCTGGCCATAGAGTTGGACCTTGACCACCTTTGTGGAGCTTCGGCTTGTGATCTTGAACCAGCGCCAAAAGCCGTCCGATCCCCGAAAACGAATATGCCGGCCGACATCTGAGCTTTGAAACCCCGCCCCGCCATTAATCCCTGCTGCGCTGGACGCTGTCAGGTTGAACGGGCTTTGGTCCTGGCCGGCTTGGTGAAAGACAATTTGGCCGATCGCCGAGTTATCACCGTCCGGTCCGCCGCCTTGCTTGAAGCTCAGCCGGTAATAGGTGAAGGCGGTTTCATTGTGGAACGCGTATTGCCGCCACTCATTTGACGCCCATGTGTCCTGGCCGTCCTGCGTGTCCAAGATGGTCCAGTTAGAGCCATCGTTTGACGCCTCGATATTCCATTGCCAGGGCATTTCATCGTTCTGGCTGTTGTCGTCAGGCGCCTGCAGCATGTAGGCATCAATGACCTTTGCAGACGTGAAGCGATACTGCACCCATCCGGTTGCCCCGCTTGAGAGAACCACTTTCCCCTCAGAACGGTTGAACACCTGCCAGGCCGAAGCGCTGCTGTTTGATGCGCTCACTGTGCCGCTTGGAGCGGTATTTGAGGTCATATCCGGCACGGGATTACCAAGGCCGGACGGCTTCAAGTTCGTTGGCGAAATGTTGACGTCCAGATAAGGGCCGTCTTTGAACTGCATAGGCCCGATCGACCAAGACGTTTCGCTGTGTCGCTTCAATTCCTGCGGGGCGACACCGCCGCCGGCAATAAACAGCGTGTCAGTGGATTGCACGAATTTCAGCTTTGGCAGATCCGAAAGCGTGTATGGGGTCGGCACTTCGACCGTGCCGACGCGACCGCCGCTTGTGAACACTCGGAAATAGCCGTTGCCAAATTCGAGCATGTAGAACTGACCAGCGCCGAACTCAAAGGGGATCAGCCAGCCGCCTTGGCTGCTGTTCTTCAACTCGGCGACAAACCGAGTTCCACCGCGCCGGCGCAGGCCGCCCCGCTTGAGAGTGATGAAATTCTCGCACTCGGCAAGCGACGAGCGGAAAAGCTCAAGGTCAGAACGATAGATAAGCTCGGGGTCAAGTTCGCCGCGGCTGAATGTCGATTGGAGTTGATAGCTCATCGGTCTGTAATGATGTCCAGGTCAACAATTGGCAGCGGTGTGCCCTGCATAGCGTCGGTGACGCCGGCTTGTTCGAAGGCTTCTGTTGCCGCCTGGCGCAGCGCTTCGGCCCGGCTGTTCTTGCCGGTGATCACATGTGCGCAACCAGAGGCCAGAAAGAGCCCGAAACCATGTACAAAGAGCGGCGAAAACTCGCTTTCGCGGGTCACACGCTTGATGTACCGGAGCGGAAACGGCGGGTCCTGGTCAGCCATGATCCACTGACCTACCAACTCATGAGGGATGATCTTGCCATCCGGCCGGCCGTTTTCGGTTTGCTGCGGCAGCCGCACCAGGTCATTGGGTTTTCGGTACCGGTATGACCAGCGAAAAGGCGGCTTTGCTGCATCGGCCGGCAGGCGAACAAGCTCCGTTGCAAAATCCCAATCGTGCATTCCAATAAATGCATCACGATGGGCCGCGTAATGGTTCCGCATCCAGCGGGAGGCAACAGACGAAAAATCGAAGTCCCTAATTGGTGCCTCTTTGAGGTGCGCGAGGGCGAGGTTTGCCATTTCAACAGAGGTGTTGACCGTGCCGGACATGCTAAGCCGCCTTCTCTTGGGGTTTATTCGGCCGCGCTGTCGACCAACGAAGCCTCATAGGTCTCCAAGACCTGCAGGCTTTCTTCCTTTTTCTTGGTTTCAACACCGGCATATTCGGAGGCCATAGCCTGCAGCGTCTTCCAATGGGCGTTGCGCCAGCCTTCCGGCAACGGCTTGCCCTGCTCAGGCGCCTTTGCGGGCGCGGCGGCTTTCTGTTTCGCGTTCCAGTCGGCCGAAATCGTGTTGCTCAGCCGCTCATGGCGCTTTTGAGCGATGCTCTGACCGGTGTCGAAGCGCTCTTTGAAGTCGGTGGAGTGGTTCTTTTCCAGCCGCTTCAAATGCGCTTGCCGGCGCTTGTCTCTTTCATCCATGCGGATACCTCTTCCTGAAAAGAGAAAGGGCGGCCGAAGCCGCCCATTTCTCTCAAGTTTCACCGTGCAAGGCCTTAGATGTTCACCTTGAGGCAGGCGAACTTGACGTTCTTCCGGTTGAACTTGCGGTCCCAGTTGGCGGCGTCGCGGAGCTCGGCCAGGGCCGCCCCCTGAGTTTTCGTGATAGACGACGCGGTGAAATCCATACCGGCCGGGTGGATCAGCTCATGACGGCGGGTGGTCAGGTAGTCCGCGCCGCCGCCGTCGCCAATATCCGGGTCACGGGTGATTTCCGTGCCTTCGTTACCGTAGATCGTCGACCGGCTCGGAACTTCGTCAATGTGCATGAAGGCCCCCGGAGCGAACAGGAAGCAGGAATATTCGTCCGAATTGGCCCCGGCAGTGACCGGCATCATTTCCGAATGAATGACCATCATGCCGGCGTAGTACGGAACCTCAAACGGCGCTTCGGACGGCTTCTTGAACTCAATCTTTTCATCGTCCAGCAGCGTGCCGTAGACAAAGCTGTGCATGGCAATCACGCGCAGATCGTCCAGGTTCTCGCCCATGGTCAGCCGGGCGCGGTTGATCGCCTGGTAGCTGATACGGTTGGCCGCGGTCGGGGAGCCCACGTCGGAATAGATCGAATAGACCATGTCGCCGGCATCGTTGGCCACATTGTCGGCAATGACGCCCTCTGCGGTGGCAATGATGCGCTCTTCCTTGCGCCGGCCCCAATATGCGCCGATACGCTCAGCAACACGGTTCATTGCGCTGTCGCCCCGGCCGGTGGCCGCGTAGCTGGCAACGGTCTTGGCGCCGTGCTTCTTGGCCAGGCGGTGCTTGTAGGCCTTCATGTCGCTGGCGGTGATTTTCGAAACCGAAATCTTGTTGTCGCTGTCGTCAACAATGGTCGGTTCGGTGTCGTCCAGATCTTCCCAATAGGGCACTTCGATCTGGTTGCCGCCGGAGTTGAAACGCTTGGCGATGTCTGGAGCCGGGCCGGCGAGAATGCCGGACTTTTCGAGCATGATGACTTTGGCCGGCTTGTTCTCAGACATGTATGGCGTGAAGACGCGCGGCACGACGATGTCAGAAATATTGGTGGTCATGTTTTACCCTTTTCGAGTGATTACAGGCCGAAGAGCGCCGGGTTGCGGCCGGCAGCTTCAATGAGCTGCTTTGCCCGCGCGGGGCTGCTGTCCAGCAATTGGCTTTGCTTCGCCAGGTCCGGCTTATCCTTGTCGAAGGGATTGGACCCGTTGCCGCCCTCGCCCAGATCGTTCAGGCCGTCTTCGGCAAAAGCTTTGTCATGGATGAATGCCAGTAGCTTGACCGCCTTGGGGTCAGTCACTTGGCGCAGGCCCTTGTCATCCGCTTCCGTCAGAATGCCTTTTTCAGCAAACCAGTCCGAAAGGTCGACGCCCGCGTTTTTGAGCCCATCAAGGGCACGGTCAGCTTTGGCGACAACATTTTGATAGCCGTCGCTCGAGGGATCGCCGTATTCCGTCACAAGCTCCCGGTGTGCGTTCTCCACCGCTTCTGCCTGCTTCGTTGCGGCCTCAGTGGCGGATTGCTCACTCTGGGTGAACTGTTCCGCCATTTTGCCAACCCACTTGTCATGCAACGCTTGCGCAGCAGACGGATGCAGGCCGGCCTCCTGAAACCAGGTGCCCGCCTCTTTGGCAAAGTCCTGGTCATAGGGAAAATTCTCCGGAATGTTCTCCGGCATGTTGAACTGATAGCCCTCTTTGGGCGTCCAGCTCGCAGAAACGCGGCTGTAGAACTCGGCGCGCTGTTCCGGAGTTGCCTCCTGGCCGGGCAGCTCCACAGCGTTGGAGAGCTTTCCTTTCAGATCGGAATAGCCCTGAAAGACGCCGCCCAGGTTTTGAAAACCGTTTTCCGTGGCAATGGCCCGCTGATCATCGTTCAGCGTTGCGAGAAACTCGGCATTGCCAACGCTGCCGCCGTTTGCACCTTCTGCCCCGCTCTGTGCGGAGTCGGTCCCATCGGACATGCTCAAAATTCCTTTTCGTGGTTGAAGTCAGGCAGGGTTTCCAGCCGGGCCGCTTCCTGCAATGCAGCGTGCTCTTCCGGCGGAATACGGATCATGGATAGGATGCGAGCGAACATTGCCTTGCGGCCGTCCAGATAGCCGCTTTGCCGCGTGTCGAGCGCAACGGGCGGCGCCTGGTAAATGCCGCATTCAGCGGCCAGGTCCGCCAACACCGCTTCACCTTCCGGACACAAAAAAACGGACCGATAGGTCCGCTCTAATTCCCTTCCACGATGTTTGCGTGTGGGCGCTAGTCGCCGGAGGCTACGCCAGACCATTGCCGCCCCCCTGATCCTGCAGAGCCTTCAAGAGTGGAGCTCCGTCCTTTGCCATACGGGCCATACTTTCGCCGGTAGCAAGCTGTTGCTCTTGCTCCTGCTGCCCGGCTCGCTCTTGCCGGATCTTGGCAACCTCTTCGTCAGAGCGCCGCAGTTTCGCCGGCAGGCCGAGAGCACGGCGGGTAAGCTCGTATTCCTCTTCCCGGTCATGCAGATCCATGATCGACGGATCAGCCTGCGCAGCCGCGCCCAGGTACTCTTGAAAGCCCATAATCGCCTCAAAGTGGCCAGCTTCGCGCATCTGGTCTATCGGCGCCGTAGATGTAAGCGTTACCTCACTGTCAGCCAGGCTTTCCGGCGGCGCCAAAGGAGAGCCCGGCGCGAAGGCACCGCGGCGGCCGAGAATGCCAATTTCACGCTCAAACAGGTTTTCGTTGCCGGCCATCACGTTCGTTGAGAATGGTCCGATCATGTCGGCCATTTCCTTGCGACGAATGTTGGCCTCTGTCGCCGTGCGGCCGTTGCCTTCCAGGAGCGTTTGCCAGAGATCGCCATAGAGCCCCACCCGCAGCTTTTCACGGATGTTTTCAATCTGGTTGTCCGCTGCACCCGGGTTCACCGTGTCAATCATTGGCCGGAAGAGCGGCCGGCCCTGCTCATCAATCAAGCCCGGGTTTGTCCGACCTGGATTAAGGTCAAGCTGACGCTCTTCCCGGTGCGTGGCGATCGGCGGCCGCACAGCCTGAGAACTGGCAATCAGGCTGTCACGCGCCAAGCTCTGCAAGCTCTTGATGTCCCCCATCAACTTTGCCTGAGGTGGCGAGCCATAAGGTGAAAGGCCATCCCGGTCCCATCGGCTGACAACCAGAGGATACTCAAAGAAGGCCCCGCGCCGGCAAATGTGCTTTGTCTCTTCCTCGAAATGCAGGCTTTCGTAACGCGACTTTTTGGCGTCGACCGCGTCTTTATAGCCGCCGTCTCGCATGAAGCAGGCGTGCACGAAGGAATGCTCATTGTCCTTCCGCTTCGGATCGTTCGCGTCGGCCTGCACCTTGTCGGAAACCTTGCCGGCATATTCCCTAACTGCCTGCCAGGCCTTGAGCCGACGGACCCGGAAGAACCCGCAGTCATTGCCTTGTGCGTCCACGATCAAGAACATTTCATAGAGCGGGACATAGCGGTAATGAACCGGTGTCCGGACATCGACCAAGTTGCCCTCATTCTCGACCGGATAGAGAATGCCGGTTCCGAGCTTCACCGTGGACAGCAGCCGAGACCGGTTGGCGAGCGCGAAACCAGATCGCCCGGAATACCGAATACGGAAAAGATGGTCTCTTGTGCGCTCGAAGAACTCTTCCTCTGCCTGTGACGGCTCAGGCGCAAAGGGATCGCCGTAACCGATACCGTGCCAATGGAAGCCTTCCGGCATGGTCAGCGAGCCAATGCCCGACGCAAGACGATCCAGGAGCCAAACCGCAGTTGGGTCAAATAACTTTCTAGACCGGTCCTTTGCCGCAGACTGACGAAATGCCGACATGCCATCACGGGCAACCACACCGCCTGGCGTATTAAAGGCCCTTTCCATGTCCGGAGCCGTGTAGGTCACATAGTCGAGCCAGTCATTTTCATAGAAAAGACGGTCTGACCGGGCCGCCTGCAGCTCTGTTTTCAAGTCATCTACAATGGTCATATCAGTACTTTTTCCAATTTTTATGCCCAACCTTGTTGACGACCCCTATATTTAGTTGACCGTTCACGAGCACTGCCCCACCATGCGCAGCAGCAGCAGCCACACCCCTAATTTTTGCTAGGAGGTGTATGGAATGAAGTCGCTGGACCCCAACAAAACTTTGCTGATTTTGGCGATTATCGCCGTGTGTCTGATTGCCGTATTCAGCGGCAGAGACTTGGAGCTCGGGCCAGATGGCTTGAAACTTCAGAGGGCCCCTGCTGAACAGCGTCAGGCCTTAAGCCCGCCCCAGAAGAGTGACACCCGGCCGTGAAGCGCTGCCGTAGTTCGAAACACCAAGCGGACTTGTCAGCGTGGTTGCCCTTGTACTGTAGGCAGCTGCCCGGCGGCGCTTGCTGTTCTCTTGCAGGTTTTTGGTCTGCCGCTGCGGATCTGGGTCACGCGGCGGTGGTGGTGTCGGCTCCGGTTCTGGCTGCTTTTTGCTTCCCCCGCCTCCAAACATGCACATTCTGCACCTCGTCTCTTTTGTGATTGACAAACTAAAGCGGACAACTCATGCCGTTGCGGCAACCTCTACCGGAACCTATATCCGCAGTATGAAACATCGAATTGTTAGCGCCCTGAGCGTCGTTGCCGCGTTCATTTCCTTGATCTCCGACGCCTCAACGAACTCTGAACAGGTTGCGGCGAATGCCGCATTCGCCATCGAATTGGGCGAAGGGAGCCATGCTCGTTTCGAAAAAACACCAAAGGAACCTGATCAGTCTGACAAACCCGACGACGGATTGGGGCGCAAAGTAGTCAGACCAAGCGGAATTGCATCTACAGCTGCGATTGGCGAGTTAAGCGTGAGTGTTGGACTGTCGAGTTAACGTCCAGCTGTACACATAGAAATCTTCACCACTCCGACCGTAGGACCGCAGCAACCCCTCACGCTCAGCACCCAAGGCTTCTACCCATTTGTGCGCTATGTCGTGCTCTGAGTGCGAAATGACCTGCAGGCGCCGGCAATCGCGTTCAACGATTGGTCGAATACTGTTTAAGTGCCGTGTGATCATCGGAACGCAGCGCTTGAAACGATCGGTCCCGAACGCCCAGGCCTGCCAATGCTCCGGATCGAATGCCGCCGCATAGCTGAACCCATAGGCCGCCGCCGGCTGGCCATCATAGTAGATCGCCCAAGCCATCCCTGGCACTGAAGCTTGCACCGCGGCTATGCCGAGCGTACGACGATCGAACCGCTCCCAAAGGCACGCAATCTCTGCAAAGTCCTGGGGCCTAATGTTTGCGGCAATGTAGGAGGCATCACGAACGCACAGGTCTTTGATTAGAAGTCGGCGAGAGGATCGACCAACGGCGCGCTCTGGCGGCTGCTTTGCGCGTTCATCACCTGTTTCAATACAGCCGCCTCTTTCCATCCTAGTGCCATCACCACGCCGTCAGCCTCATCCGGTGATGAGCCCGTGCGGGCTTTGATGTCCTCTTTGCTTTCAATCAGGATCTTGCCGCCCTTCATTTTCCAACGATGGGCGGTCAACTGCGCTTTGAGCGTGGCCGAGCGCTTCAACGCCAGGCCGAGGCCGCTTTTGGGATGCAGCGCCTCACGAAGCCGCCAATAAAGCTGCGCACGCAGGTTATAGAATGGGATGCGGCTATCTTTGGCGCTCTCGCCGGATTGAGCCGAGAACACGCATTTTTCGGTGGCAATGCTGTTTTCTCGTGTGAGAAACCCAACAGTGTCGCCACCCCACCCACCGGTGCAATCAACGACGATCAGCGCGTTATCCCGGCGCTCTTTGATGATCAGCGCCCCCACGTCTGCACCGTCTTTGGTATCCACCCCTTTGCGGATTACAGGAGTTTCAAACCGGCGGCCATGGAGAGGTTGCAAAACAGTCTTGTCTTTGCCGCCTTGCGCCACGTCCGCGGCCAGCACGTCCATAGGGGAGCCGGCATCAACGCCATTGTCATAGCGTTCAAATGCAAGCTCTATCCACTCGGATGGGATCACCTGCCATTCGTGATCTTGGCGCGCGGCTTGAAAGTCCCCAGTCTTAAGCGCGGTGCGCATCGGTTCCGGCATCTGGTCAAGCTGTGCGTCATAGTCCTGGCCTAGGAACTTGTTGTCCTTCCGGAAGGCCGGAATGAATGTCCGGCTCTTGGGTGTTCTGACTTCCCCCTCAATTTCAACCGGCTCCGGCCCGTCCACCCAGACAGTGCGGATCGCGTCACCGTCATCAATGAACACCGCATGGAGCAGTTCCCCGGGCTTAACCGTTCCGTAAAGCGGGTGGAGCGGATCTAGCCAGGGCGCAAACCATTCCAGGAGGAAGTCACCCTGGCCGCCTAGTGGCGGGTTGGTGGCGATCAGCCCCCGGCAGCGCTGACCCGGTCGCGTCGATCGAAGCCACCCCAGAACGAAAATGATTTTGCGAGGATCTAGCTGCGCGCCTTCGTCAAAAGCCTTCAAGTCATGGTCACGGCCCTGCCAATCTTCCTCAGAACCAGGCACACCCAGGTGGCCGAACTCAATCATGCGCTCATCTGGACCGACCCACCGCGGAGGGTTGCCGGTAACTTTCCCCATGCCCGATTGCCGCATAATCGCGTTCATGCGCTCAATGAGGCCCTTTAGGGATTTGAGGGAGTTCCGGAAAATCGCGACCTTGTGGTGCGCAAATAGGGACAAGCCGGCAATCAGATCTGTTTTCCCACCGCCGGCCGCACCGCCGTAGAGCGTCAAGTCTGCCTGAGTGAAATAGCCCTCAGTTTGCGGACCTGGCTGCGGGCGCCAGTGCTCAAACTGATCCAACACCCCCGCTTCGTCCAACTGCCTTTGAAGAGCAACGCGCTCTTTCGGCCCCATAGCGTCAATCTTATCAATCAGCGCTTCCAGTGCCGTCGCCATCTTCCGCTGTGTCCTGTCCGGTCAATAGTGCCATCACGCCAAGCGCAATCTCGGTAGAGCTGCGTGGCTTCAGAGCTTCAATTTTCTTTGCTTCATCTGGGCCGCCAAAGATGCCCCTGGCGTCCACCTCAGAGCGATCGCGCCACCCTGCCCGGTTTTTCATGTTGAAGATCCAGGAGGCAGAATTGAAACCTTGTATCTCCCCCTTGGCGCCCTTCTTTCCGATCTCTTCCCATTCGAGCAAACCGCGCCTGGCGGCCTCTTCCAACTTTTCGGGTGGGAAATCTTCAGGAAATTGCTCGGCGTAATAGCGGATCGTCTTCCGGTCCGCGTCAGGAAAGCTCTCTATTGAGTAACCTTCAGCAATGTGCAGGCAGAACCTTTCACATGCGTCTTGGCGTGCGGAAGGTGTAGGCCACTTCATCGCATAGGAGTTGCCCTTTGGCGCGGCCATGCTCACCTCTTCAAATTTTGAATAATTCAACGCGGATGCACCGTCAGCTGCGCTTGATGCCGACCGCAGCGCGTGCAGGCCAACGAGCGACGAAAGCCTTCGTTCCCGCCCTCCACAAATTCAGCGCCCAGGAGATCAATGAGCATATCCAGGTTCATCCAATCGGATCGGCCACAGAAGTTGCAGTAGGCCGACAGCCTGTAGCGGCTTACCTCTATTTCATGCAACTTGGTGATCGAGACTTGTCGCATCTTGCATTGGCCCGACACCGGCGCAGACTATGTTGTAGCCAACAGGGTTAGAATTCGTTGCGGGTTCGCGGCTATAGTGAGCCCTTGGGCTTTTTGAGGTGTGCAATTTGTTGCGGGCAAAAGACTGCTCCTTCTGCTTGCTCTATTGCTATTTTTGCCAGGCAATATACTGTCAGTGAAAATTTAATAAAATCAACTACTTACACACATGTAGTTACAAATCAGCGTACCCAATTCGGATTCGATACGAGTCAAGGTATCTGTGCCAATATATTTTTTAAAAACGTCATTTTTGACTGTAACAACTCACAATAAGGCAAAAAGTCATTGCGGTAAAAAGCATTTGCTACTCCTCACACAACTACCCAAATGTCTTAACTCAAGCTCCAAGAACGTTGGTTTCACAGAAAAGAGCTTGTGCCCGTTAGATGGTTTCTCGAAAACGCATTATGATCAGCGAGTTGCAGACAAAGAGTACCGCAACACCTCAGAGAAAGGAGGCGCAATGAACGAGGATGTAGGATTGATTTTGCAGCTTCTGCAGTTGTGGGTCGCAGTCGAAGTGCTGCTACTCATGCAGCAGCACTCCAACCACTAACCAAGTCCTCTTCCGGCAAAGTTTAGCAGCAGCGCCGGAAGGGGCCAGCTTCAAAATCGTAATTCAAATGCCCCCACCGTGACAACTAAAAAGCCCACACCAATAGCAATACGCCGGGCGCCGCTTGCAGTTCTCCTAGTCGTTATCCAAAAACTTTTCCACGCATCCAAGGTGGCTCTCCAGTCACGCCAACATGCGTTGGCCACTTTGTATTGAAGGTGTTCCCCTCTGGTGCTGGCATCGACCTACCTTTTATGCCCGTTCGCAGCGTGTTTATCCCTGAAATCTCTTCTTTGGCCACCTTGACCGATGCAGCTCTTAAATCCTCAAGCCTACTGCTGCACTTCCATATTACTGTTCAAAGTTGTACTGTTTCGAAGCGCCCTTTTTAGTGATGCTTTTATGAACCGGAAAATAATATGAATGAACTTATCAAGTTTTTGCCGGATGTCGTCAACGCAGTAAAAGACAACCAATTCGGCTTAATTATAGCCGCTGTATTTGTCATCGCCTTGGTTGTCATTACCCTTGCCAAAGGTGGGCAGTTATTCATAAGAATTGTCGGAATGATACTTGTTTTTTTATCTGCGATTAGCTTATCGGCAATTGTATTGTTCCAAAATTCGACTGACTCCCAAACTGGCCAGAATGGTTCATTCTGCATACAGGGCAGCGACTGCATTTCAGGTGAATGTTACCCAGGCCCACATCCCAAGCCGAACGGTTCCGGCAAAAACTATTGCGTCGCGCGGGATCGAAACTGCGCTTTACCGGGATTTGACGGGGTTGATGAAGGCACAAGCGTCTACATGCATGGCTCAAAGTTGACGTGTGTCAATCCAGGCGATGGGTTCAGTTTGCAACTTGTCGGCGGCGTTTGAGGCGACTAAGAACTAAAAGACAGGCAATGTACCCGCGTTACAGTCTCCAAATTTTGTAAGTCGCGCGTTGAAAAAGCCCGCTTTGGCGAGCCTAGCAAATCATCTATCTTGCCGAGCGTTGGCCCCACCAACGTTGACGTATGGCCCATGTCAAACGACCCGGCGAATGTCTCTGAAAAGATGTCTTGAAGGTTGCGCCCTGTGTTGGGCGCAGTTCTTCAAGGTATCTCTATGGGGCTGCTTTTAGGCCCATTCTGTGAAACCTGTCCAGCTACGCCGCTTCTCTAGAAATACTTCCTAGGGCAAGTTTTTCAGATAGCTTTTTCAAAACAACACGATTGCGTTTAAGCACCGTTGAGCGTTCCCACCCATATTTTTTGCAAACCTGGGTGAATTTGCCCCCACCCGCCTTGCACATAACTTCGTATTGGAGAGCCCGGCGTGCGTCGACGTCATCAATCAGAGCCCACCAGGTCATTGCCTCTTCTGCCCTGGCAATCTCCTGCGCGCTGCAGGTCCGTTGGCGCTTTACCTTCCTGATCATGTTTGGATCCGGCCAAGTTGCCCAGGCTGTGCGCGGGCCATCCCCTTTGCCAACCACGGCAATCACTTCAACGGCCTCGACCAGGCGGGTCAATATCAATTCAGATGCAACGAGTTTCAGGCCTTTTTGCAATCTAATCGCTCCTGTTCATCACGAATCTTGGTTTCCAACATTAGTTGACTCAGCAAGTCTCAGAGTATCGAAAACTCCGTAGTCATACCTTCGACAGCACGTATCCAATACGCTTCATTTGAAAGTGAAGCTGATTTTGCCACCATAGATTTGAATCAAAAAGGACTATCCTTTAGAATTGCATAAAATAGATCATGCTGATAATTTTAGCACTCATACGCAATAATTTTTGACAGATTCGAACAATTGGATTCATATAATGCCGACATCAGACGAAGAATTATCAGCAAAAAGACAACAATATATATTTTGGTTAGTCTATTTTGGATTTGCGGTAGGAGGTATAATCGCTATTGGCGTGATAGGTAGCGTAATTTACCTATCCATTTTTGGAGATTATGATCCCGAAAACAAGAGAGTTATACCTGAGATCCTTCAAAACTGGGGTGGTATAATTGTTGGATTTTTCTTCGGAACTTTTGCAGGACTGATCAAAGACTTCATAAAATCTGGTTAGCAACAATTAGAATGAAACTTTTTTCAGCTTAACTCCATAAACCAAAGGGTTTCCCTTAACCCGAAAACCTCGACCTTTAATGTCTTCCACCTCATTAGAACGAAAGAAATATTTTAGAATCCCCCTAAAATCAATTTTCTCTAACGGTGGAGTAGCTCTGTTATAATAGAATTCATAATCAACAGAAAACAAGATTGTCGACATAACAACATACGCATTTCCAGTTGCAACATTTCCTTGAATCGTCTTTCGGCATTTAGGACCTATTTCTCTTGTCACCAAATCAAAACCATCAGAGAATAAATAGTATTCTGTTAACTCCCCTATATTAACGACGACTTGATTTGTGTTTTTTGAAAGAGAATTACTTCCGAATCTCGATATTTCTTTGATTAAACGGTTTCCAACATATTCAAATCGCGTTTTGAGCGTCCAAAAGAGACCTTGGTTAATAACTCGGGACTGGTATACTTCATATCCTTCTCTCTGTCGGAAAGTTGAAAATTCGGGCGTACACAAGAACCCAAACACTCTCTTACCGTTTTGCTTAGTGCCACCCCCCCTCTTAAAATAAACATACGAGCCTGGTGTAATAGATCTATTTTTACTCTTTGGCAAATAGTCTATCAAAATATGATCTTGATCATTTACTATTTTCTGAACAGCCACTCTTGCTTCTTCTGTAAAAGCATTAGCATTACTAGAGAACGAAAATAGACATAGCAACAAAGTCAAAAATTGATTGCATTTCATGACACCCAGCCCTTTTGATTGAAAAAAGCTAAAATGAATTGGCCTTAACTTCAAGGCGAATTTTTCACCTTAAAATCTCAGAATGTGAAACAGGTGCAATCAAGAGGTCGACCCGAATGACATTCCACCGCGCCTCTTCACTTCCATACAGAAACACTCAAACTAATACGGCTTAGGTTGTTGATTTAACGTCGTAAACAATCAGCGTTTCGAGTGTAGTGCTGTCCCGAATATCGCTCCCAGGCGCAGGCATGGCCCGCTTTCACCAGCTTCATTGCAACGTCGTTTCCATCGACAAAGCACTGTGCCACAAAACGTTCGCCGGACTTCTTGCGTGAACGCCCGTCGCAAGGCGTCCCCTCACCCACCGTGCGACATTGCACCGTTTTGCCGGCAACTAAGTCTTTCACGAAATCGCCAGCCTCTTTGAAGCCTGGCTTGCCACGTTCCGGAGCGTCGATGCCGCATAGGCGTATCCGAACTATCGGCCGGCTTAACTGGAACGTATCGCCATCGACCACATAGGACACTTTGCTTGTCCATTCATCGGCTCGGGGACTTGCTGCTTCTGCTGAATAGAAAGCAGCAGATAAGCAAACGACAATGGCGGCACTGTAAACTGACCCTGGGTGCCTTAATGGTTGCATAATGCATCCTTAGGAATATTTTTTTGGATCATATCAGAAAAATTCAGTACTCTCCAATATAAAATTGAACACGGACAGAAAAATGGCTGACAAATATTCAATCCAAAAGCTAAAACCCGCAATTATATTAATATCTATTAGCTTGATTTCGATATCTTTTTCAATATTAATCGCGCTATATGCAGAAAATTACTACTATGTTTACACTACATACGAATCTGATTTTTACTTCCTAATTACAGCAGCGTGTTTGACGATAATATTCTTCACCGCTGCAACGTTGTATTTTTTCAGAACTCCTGAAGAAGCACCCACGCTCAAACTAACTTCAGTTGAAACTATCGATCATCAAATCAATAATCTTAGTCGACAAAAATTTCTGCTCGCTTGTGTAAGTATCGCACTTGGAGTCTATGCGATTTATGTAGCTACCCGTGGTATCGAGGTTGCAAAATCAACCGTTCCGTCTCGAGAGGCTTATAGCCTGGACAAAACCATATCCCTAGCAAATCGACAGCTCGAACAACTTTTGGATACAGTTCCAACTATCGATGGAAATACGCAAGAATTTCAATTGAAGAGACTGGAAAAAACGGAGAAAATACTTTCTGAAATCGAAATTCAACAAACCGAACGAAATAGAATACTCAACCAAATAGAGAGTGGAAGCATTTCCGGAACTTTCCTATTCGAGTTTTTTTCGAACATTCTAGTTCGGATCGGCACAATCGCGATAACTCTTACTCTATGGGGCTTTTGCTTTGGATTGTATCGAAGGTGTGACATCAGAATAAATGAGCTCAAATCGACGTTGCTTGCTCTTAAACTAGTCGAAAGTAGGACTGAACTTGAGCAATTCAAAATTGCCCGAGACGCTGTTATTATAATCGATGAGCCAAAGAAACTGACTGCGACATCAGTTGAAAACGTTCTTTCAAACCACGTCGCGAAGCAGCATGAGCAGTTTTTTCAAACGTTTCCAGAGTTTCTCAAAAACATTTCTCAATTTATCCGGTTAGACGACGACAAGAAATCTTCGAGCAAGCAAGAACCATGATCATGCTGCTTGTTCCTTCTCTTGAACCGAAATTGACCGGTCCATCTCATAAGCGAGTAACACCCTCATAGTAACAGTTGGAGCGATCGGGTTTGCTCTCTTGGCACTCTTCAAGAGTGTATCCAAGTCCAGTTGGTCGAAAAGGTCCAGGAAGTCGCTTCGCTTGACGAGCTCCGGCTTGTTTAGCACCAACCAGGAAACAGCCGTAAAACAGGCCGCCATCCAATTCCCCCGGTTCTTCGTCGTGTTGATCAACCCGAACACAAGCCGTAGGTGCTCCGGCCCGTGCTTCTTCAGGATCGTCTGGCACGTTCGCCGGGCGCGGCTTTCATGCCTGCCACGCGGTTTAATCGTGTGGTCCACAAAGTGAACGCCGAACTCGGCGGCGATGCGGTCTACATGCCCTCCGGAAGCCATCAGGAGCCTACTTTCTGAAGCGATGCGAAGGCTGCTTCTGCTCTGTCTTTTGCACTACGGGGTTTGGCCACTGGCGCCTGTGCCGCCTGCCCCTCTCGCGGGCTTCTTCTGCAGACGCACGATCTTGCTCAGGACGCGGTTTTCCAGCGTCAGGAGCCAGTTTCTTGCGCACTGCAGGCGCAACTCATCTTCAATTGTCGCATTCGGCCTGGTTGCCGCTCTCTGGCGGATTTCGACCTGCCTCTGGGCTTCTTTAATCTGCTCTTTCAGGTGATCCATTGTCATTGCCCCTTTCTTGTTTTTGTTTTGTTCTGACAGCGGTTTACGCCTGCCCTATCGACTTCCAGAATGCGATGGTCTGGCTTATCCGATCTTCCATGTCCGGCGCGTAGCAGATGAACGGTAGCCCCAAGTCCTGGAATCCTTTCCGTCTTTGCTGGTGAAGCTTCAAAACCGCGTCGTACTTCACCGGGTCTTTGGCCTTGAACACGATCCGCGGGCCGCAGACGCCGAAGTCCATCAGCCGCCGCTGGAACTCCGCAGCCTCGTCGATCAGTTCTTGCAGGAACTCGTGAACCTCGGCGATGGCCGGGGCGAACTTGCGGCCCTTCGGAATGCCGTTGACCGGGCAAGCGGCGATCAACCCGGCTTCCACCGGATAGCTTTGGAACACCGCAGACATGCCGGCAGCAAACGTCTTCGGGTCGTGCAGGTCCGAAGCCCGGTAGAGCCCAATCAATCCCCGTGCCATGGAGGAAGCCTGCTCAGCCATCGGCCTGCCCTCGCCCTTCAGAGCTGCCGAAAAAGCTCTCAAGGTCAAGAACTGGTCCGGCGTGGGCTGAACCATCGTCACCCCAAGGGTCCGGGCCATCTTCAGCAGCCCGGATCTCCCGCTGCAGCTCGTCAAAAGCGTTTGCAAGCTTTTCGCCGTTTGATCGATTGCCCACCGGTTGGCCACGGCCTGAGGGCTTTCGCTCCGCTGTATTGCGGCACCAGTTGCGCCATGTCGCATCCCAATCGAGCTTGGAAGCTTTGCCTCCAGTTGCTGAAATCCAGTAGTCCCGGAATTTGTTGGCCTCATGCCGCACCTCGTCCGTTGTCAGGCCGCAAGCCTGAGCGTCTTGGATGTTTCGATTTGATAGGGTCCAGTCAGGGGGAAGCCGGGTTCCCCTTTTTTGGGAACCTTTAGGTTCCTTTTTTACATCTGAACTCTGACCTTGCTTTGGCAAAACGGATGGCAAAGTAGGTGGCAAACCGCTAGCATTTGCCAGACCCGTCTTGTTGTTTTTCAATGCCTTAGCCGCGCCTCCACGTGCACCGGCTGTGCTCCGCTTCTCGGACTTGGCAAGCGCTTTTTCGTGCTCAAATTCGAGCCGTTTATTCGTAATTTCGTCGCCCCGCTCGACAAAGAACCGGCTGATTTCAGACCAGATCGCAGACCACTTGCGCGGGCTCACACGAGCGATACGCGCAAGCTTTTTGCCGTCGTTGGGAAGCCTTGCCCCGTGGCGCCACATGGTGATGAGCAGAAGCAAATACGCGCCGTGCTCCTCAGTCGAAAGATCCTGCGTATCTGCCAGATAATCGGCAACATAGAGCTGCATGAAGGGGGTGCTACTCACACTGCACTCCTAGGCTGGACCGACAAGCAGGGTTGCGGCTCTTTCATCCCTCCACCCTCTCCCCGCGCAGGATCACCAGCGTCCGCGCTGCCTGATCCAGCAGCGCATCAAGCCGCTTGATGCATTCCTCCTGCTCTTCTGCGGTCAGTTTTCCATCCGCATAGGCATCCATGACGGAGCCCGTGGCCTCGCCGAAGGATTTCATCAGGTCTGAGAGAGACGAGAGTGTGCTGGTATCGCCCCGGCAGGCGGTCCTACGGACAAGATCAAACCCTGCCATATCGGCCAGAACTTTGGTGACCGGCGGAACGCGGCCGCTTTCGACAACGTCAGCTTCAAGCTCCGCGATTGCCTTGACCGGAAGAAAGCGGCGGTCCTGCCCTTCAATCGTTGTGCAACGCTGGATTTGGTAGGCCTGCTTGTAACCGGTGATCTCAAGCGCCCTCACCGGCCCTCCTGCCAGTTTCACAAGGTCTTTGCTTGCAAGCGACAGGCGGTCGTATTCTTCGCGGCTCAGATAGTCCATGGTTCTGTTATTCCATCCTCACAACCGTGAAGGTCTTGTCTGGTGTTGCTAAATCCGGGGCATGGATGAGAAACAAACACCCCGAAGCGTCAGGCTTGTTGCCTCTGGAACCCGGCGCCCCGATGGCCTTGCTGAAAGGCTGAGGAAGCGTCGGATCAGGTTGGTTTGGAGCGCTCAAACTGGAACAAGCGGCACCGCTAGCGGTTTAAGTCTGCCGAAAGCTGCGCCTTTGGGAAACGCCGCTGACAATGCAAAACCACAAAAATCAACATTATTTATGTCAACATGATTTATGTCGTAAATATGTCTAAGTCAACACAATGGCTGTTGACAACATGAAATCAATTGGGGACCGTTTGCGAGAAGCGCGCATAGCTGCCGGATACCGGAGCATGACCGCTGCGGCTGAGCGTGTGGGCATGACGGCATCGACCTACCGGGCGCACGAAAACGGACAGAACGATTTTGATCGCCAACAAGCGAAGCACTATGCGGACGCATTCGGTGTCTCCGCTGACTGGCTCCTGTTCGGTGGCGACAAGGATTTCAAGAGTTGGTCTCTGTCCAAGAACGGCAGAGAACCATTAGGCTCCCAACTCCCTGCTTTAAAATTTGCGGGCGATGTAGCTGCCGGCTTATGGCTTGAAGCAGATCTATTTGAAAATGAAAAGACTGAACTCTCAACTATGGTTGGCGGTGATCAGCGCTTCCCTTTGAGTTTCCAGTACCTATTCAACATCAAGGGCGAGAGCTTGAACCGCATCGCCCTGGATGGCGATCAGATCCTGTGCGTCGACTACGCACAGGCTGGGATTGATCTGAAATCAGGTGACTTGGTTGTTGTCGAGCGATCGAGGGATGGCGGACAGACAATCGAAAGAACAGCAAAACGCATTGTAAGGCACAACGGTGAGATTGAGTTACGCCCCGAAAGCACTGATCCTCGATTTCAAGAACCAGTCATCTTCAACGAACACAGCGAAGAGGCCACTGAAGTGCGGATAATCGCTAAGGTTCTAAAAATCATTCGAGAGATTGCGTAGGCTTGAGCAAGAACGGCTAGATATTGCTAGATCGCCGAGTCCAAATTGCGTCCGCTTCGCGCGCCCAAAATCTGCCTTTCAATGCCCTAAGGTAACACCATAGAAGCCGACATTTGTCGTGGACGCAGTGAATTCACAGGTTGGGCGGGGAGCGGTCGTATGTTGCGATCTGGGCGAATGGCAGGAACGGGGCCGAAAGCGTAGACAAGGCACCCGACAAGTCCTGGATTGGCACGCTGCGCCGCCGCAAGTCCGCTTCGAGCCCGAACTGACCAATGCTGCGGTCAGCACCAATGTCGGCGATGCGCAGATTGCGACATTTGCAAAGTCATCGGAACTGACTTGATAACGAACAACCTGTTCCGAATGGGCACTTGAATAAGCTGACCTTCGCTGCAAGTGCGACAATAGGGCGGGCCTGTTGAGCGCTTACTCAAAGGTCGGCAAATGATATGAACGTTCTCCGCAAATTGGCGGTAGCGGGTTCAGAGCGTTGTTTCTTGCGGATAACCAGTGTGACTGTCCACTCGCAGAACCGGATCATTCATCGAAGCACAACAAGAAACGGGCGTGCATTTTGCACGCCCGTTCGACGGAACTTGGCCAACCTCTACGTTTAGCCTGCAACAGTCACGATGACCTTGTTGCCCTCCATACGTGCGGTGCCTTCGGCGCCAAACAGGAGAATTTCGTCAAAGCTGCCGGTGATCGCTGCGGCATCAAGAACGGTGATCTCGTGACCTGCCGGGACATTGGTCAGATCTACTTCGAGGGAACCGCCTTCGATATCCAAGGCACCTTTCAGGGAAAGACCTGCTTCCCCAACAGAAATCGCACCCGCTTTGATCAGGACATCGCCGTTGCCGAACGCAGTATTGGTCGCAGCTCTGAGCGTACCACCCTCGATCAGAACGCCACCGCCAAAGCTATTGTTACCCGCCAGCGTCAGCGTACCGTCGCCTGCCAGTGTGAGCATACCGGGACCGGAGATATCGTTGCTCCAGACGTCGGCCGCGTTGAAATACCCTTTGGATGCATCCAGGGTGACAGCAACGTCACCTGCAAATGCGCCATAGCCATTGCCTGCTGCAACGAGGTTCAGGCGCCCCCAGCCGTTGGTTTTGTCTAGCAGCGGATAGCCAGAGTCGAGCGAGGTGGTCGCCAGAACGGCACGGCGCTGCATTGGGCTCAGATAGGGCAGACGGCTCGCCAGCAAGGCCTCAGCCCCCTCAGGAACGATCGCGGGCAGGCCCTTTTCGCCTGTCTGTGGCAAACCATAGGTCAGGCGGAAAGTATAGTCGGCTTCCACCTGCTTCAGGTCGTCAAAGCGATTGTTGTTGAACACGTCAACATTCAGCACTTCGACACCATCTTGCATCGTGCGCAGACCATGATCGGTTTCAGCCGGGCGGTTGGCATAGGCCAGCAGGGACAGTCCCGCAGCTTCGGCTTGGGGGGTAAAATGCGCCCGTGTCTGGCGATAGGCCAGATCTGCAGCCAACGGGTGTTCATTGAGCGCGGCCGCTGCGATCATCGTCGCCTGTACCCGGCCACCGATCACATCCACCGGCGAATGCATCCCGGACACAACCCGGCTTTCGCCCAGGTCCACGCCGCGCGCAACCAATTGGGTGAAGCGCTCGGGCATGGCGTAGGCATAGGCCAACGACGCCAGGATGCCCGCATTGGTGTGGCCTGACGGGTAGCCATTGTCTTTGCGACGGTTCTCTGTTTCGGGCGTGTACAAACCCTTTTCCTCGTGGCTGGAGGAATGCGAACGTCGGCCACAGGTCAGGCCCGGAATGATCTGGACTGAGGTCTCATACAGGTCAAGGCGGACCTCTTTGGTGGAGCGGTCGTCGCTGAAACCATCGACACAGTCCTTGGTCTCAACACCCTGAAATACAACTTCGCCTGCGTCATTCATCCGCCAGGGGCGCGGCGTGCCATACAGGTATTTCGGACCCGAGGTCGAAGCGTGATTGTTCCGGAAGATTGACGCCAGATTGGCCACATGGTTCAGCGGTGCATAAACAACATTGCCGCCATAGGTGGAGAAGCTATCGTTGTGGCCGGGCTTGTAATTCGTGTTGTCCAGAACGTCGGACACCAGTATTGTTTGGAAGGATGCATAAGCACCGGTATTTTGCGCGACGTCCTCTGTAAGCGGACCGAAACCGTCTATGACAGAGTAGTTCTTCGAGCGCACATCATCCAGAAATGCATAGAGCGCTTCGTCATCGGAGCGCGCGGCTGTGCGCTTTACCACATAGGCGATGTTGGCTTCCCAAGTGGCGGCGTCTTTGATTTCGGTGCCTGGCTCCACGTAGTCGCTTGGCTGCCCGTTCGGTGCACCTGCCGGATTGGGGCCATCACCGGCCTTGTAGCCGACTTCATCGCGGCGATAATCGCCGGCGGACGTTTGCCATTTCTCAGTCGTGCCCAGCCAGACATCATTGATGCCGCGCAGTACATAGATCACAGGATTTGTATCGCGATAGAAGCGCCCGTTGCCTTCATTGCGCTCAAGGTACTCAAGTGCGGGTAGCGGCGCTTCGACGGCTGGCAACGGGACGATTTGCTCAGATCCGGTGCCTTGGGGTGCGGCCGAAACAAGCGAAACAGTGAGCGCGCTGGCGCAAACACTGGCCATGAGAACTTTACTGTAAAAGGAGCGGTTTAGCATGAAATATCCTGAGACTGAGGGTTGATCGGATTGGCAAGAACAGGCCTTGTGACCACGAACTGGCGTCTCCGGGCACTAAAAGCCTCAGGTTACGGAATGATGTCACTCATGAAACAGTTTCACAAACTCTTGCACAGAGTTCTGCTGAAGCTGTCAGATTTGAGATTGCCTCCAGAACGGCTGCTTTCTGGAGGATCGTCGGGTTCTTTGCAGTTGCAGAGTAGCCCATGCTGCGCTCTTCTTGAAGGTCGTAGAAGGGCCGGGAGCGGGCCTTCGCTTCGCCCGACCCGAGTATCAGCTATGGGCCGAAAGCGTCGACAAGGCACCCGACAGGTCCTGGATTGGCACGCTGCGCCGCCGCAAGTCCGCTTCGAGCCCATGTTGACCGTCAAAGTACCTGCTCCTACCATTGGCCAATGTAGCTACTTTCTTTTGGAGCGCCATGTGTTTGATCACGTCGAGTATTCCGTAAGCGATTTCTCAGCTGCTCACCGGTTTTATGTCCCCATTTTCGAAGCGATTGGCGCGCGGGTGGCGTTCTTGGACGAGAATGTCGGCGAACTAGGTATAGAAATGCAGGGTATCGTTCAGTTCTTGATCACCACGGGCGAGCCTACCCAGCCTAAACTTCATATTTGTTTCAAGGCGTTGAACAAGGACGCCGTTCAGAAAGCCTATAATGGCGCCATTGCGGGAGGCGGTATTTGCAACGGTAAGCCGGGTTATCGTGACCACTATGCACCAGGCTACTACGCTGCGTTCGTGCTTGATCCGGATGGGCACAATGTCGAAATACTCTTTCGAGAGAAGTTGCAGTCAACCTAGTGCCTACTGACTAGTCACAATCGGGCGCATCCACAACATCCGATGGAAACGAGGATGTCGGCTAAGTCCGCATTGCCGACTTTGCCGCGTGTCCTGCTTTAGCAGTTGCCGCGAACGTCTCCTTCGACTGGCCGCACCGCAGCGACATCGAGTTGGATGAGCGGCAGCTCCGGGCCGGAAGCCACAGTGCGCCTGCTCTGTGCGAATGTCCGCTACAAATGATTTTGCGGACAAAATCGGAAAGTCCGCAGACGGCTCCCTTAGTTTCCCTATCCCCTATGCAAAATTTCAGACCGATGTCCCGCCCAAAAAGCAGGCTGCTAACAAAGCCGCAACCTGTGAGAGGGCCTACGTTACAAGCCAAATTGAATGGACTCGTTCTACCAAAAACTTTGATATGACATATTTCATGTTGACATAATTCATGTTGTTTTCTAGATTCCTCTCATCAGCGACCAACTTACGAAGTTCACATCGCAACGTCGTCTGTGCGCATTTCAGAGGAAAACGGCCCATGTCTCTCAACACCGACACCACCTTCTATTCAATCATCTGCACCGTCGGTCAGGTGGTCGTATCTCATGAAGTCGACCTGGAAGACATGCGGTTCAACAAGATCGTTGAGGACATCCGCGACGGCCAGATTGAAGACGTGGTTGCCGTCTTCGAGTTCAATCCTGCAGAGGGTTGGAGCAAGGACGTTACCGCCGACGTGATGGCCGCAGCCCTCCCCGAGCAGGACCAAGACGACGATTACAGCGACTACCGTGCTGAGCGCGTTTCCGGCGCTGTGGCAGGTGTCGAACATCGGTTGGCGGCATGAACCGCCTCCCTTTACCGCCGCAGCGCCGCGGCGTTTCCTACAAAATTGAGAACGTCTTATTCAAAGTTTGGGGCCGGGCTCTTATTGGCGCTGTTCTCTGCCTCGCACTGGCAGTCTTGAGCCACTACCGACACTGACCGAATTGCAGCGGGTGTTTCCTCCCTGCTGCAGTCCCTCCCCCGGCTGGATAATGCGGCGCCAGCCGGGGGCAACGAAAAGCCCGATACAGGGCACTGACCATCCTCCCCACTAACTGGCCGGATCTTCCGGCCCCTTTTTCAAACTGCCTCTGGCGGTTTCAACAAGGCGACTCCGGAGTTCCCCATGGATTTCAATATGGTCTTGACGACAGACGACGGCGAGCAGCGCCGCTTCCAATGCGCCAACGGCTTTGTGTCCCGTGTCGTGGCGGCTGTGTTCGCCGAGAACCGGGCCGACGCTGAACGGGTCTGCAAGATCCTGAATGAGTATGCGCAGCGCTGCGAGCGGTCCAATGATTGAAGCGATCCAGTGGGATGGCTCAACAATCACCGAGCCCGGCGTCTATACCGGCATCGATCTGGTCGACTATCACGGCAAGCTGGATCTGCTGGATGCACCGAGCGTTTCCAAGTCGTCCCTGAAGCATCTGTTTCCAGCCCTTGGCGGCAGTCCGAAGCAATTCTGGCATCTATGGAAACACAATCCGAACCACATCACGCTCAAGCCCACAAAGGCGCTCAATATGGGCCGGGCCGTTCATTCGCTCATGCTCAATGACGAGGTCTTTGCCGAGAACTTTTCAGTTCAGCCGGAGACCTATGAGGACATCAAGACCGGTGCGGAAAAGCCGTGGAGCAACAACGCCAAGTTTTGCAAGGCATGGACCGAGGCACAGGAGGCGGCCGGAAAAGCCGTTGTCACCCTTGAGCAGATCGAAAAGATCAAACGGATGGCGGAAGATGCCTCCCGCGATCCCATGGTGCAGCAAGGCATTCTGAACGGCTCTGTTGAGCGCTCGATGTTCTTCAAGGATGCAAAGACCGGTCTTTGGTTCAAGTCCCGCCCGGACAACGTGGCGATAGACGGCTTTTACGCCGACCTCAAAACAACCTCTTCCATGGATGAGCGGTTCATCCGCCGTCAGATCAAGGACAATGGCTACTTCGTTCAGGGCGGCGGCGTAAGGCGCGCGGCCCGGGAGCTTGGCCTGCCCTTCGACAGCTTCTGGAATGTCTACGTCTCCACCGGCGACACACCGGACACGCAGTCCGTCGAACTTGCCCCAGAAGATCTGGAGCTTGGCGAAGCTGTCATTCGCAAGGGCCTCGACACGATTGCCGAGTGCATGGCGTCCGGCTTCTGGCCGGGAGCCCGCCCCTATGAGGCCCGGCCCGTCCGCATTGGCGATTGGGACCGCGAGGCCATTGAGCAAGACCTTCAAACCCCGCAACTGGAGCAAGCCGCATGAGCCAGACTTCACAGCTACAGCAATACAGCACATCCGCCGCACAGGTTGGCATTGCGTCCGACCAGGGCGCAAAGATCGCCCCGCAGAACCTTTCCGAGGTTGTCCGGTTCGCCGAGGTCATGTGCCGGGCTGATATCGCCCTGCCGAAGCATCTTCGCGGCAATGCCGGTGCCTGCATGGCGGTCGCCCTTCAGGCCATGGAGTGGGACATGTCGCCCTTTGCGGTCGCCTCCAAGTCCTATGCGGTAAACGGACAGATTGCATATGAGGCTCAGCTCATCGCCGCCGTGGTCAACACCCGGTCGGGCATTCAGGGCCGCTTGCGCTATGCCTTCGAAGGTGAAGGCAACAAGCTCACCTGTACCGTGTCCGGAACACTGGACGGGGAAGAGTACAGCTATCATTCGCCCCCGGTCGGCGCGATCACCATCAAGAACTCACCCCTGTGGAAGACAGACCCACACCAGCAGCTTGGCTACTACTCCGCCCGGGCATGGGCGCGCAGATACACCCCCGAGGTTCTGCTTGGCGTCTATGACCGGGAAGAGGTTCAGAGCTTTCAGGGGGCTGATAACGCGCTGGATGTCACCCCAAGCGGTGCGGAGCGCCTCGCAGCGAAGCGCGCCGAGCTGGCTGAGCAGCAACAGCCGACCGAGCCCGAGGAAGGCTTCAATCTGGATTTGGTGGAATGGGTCGCCTCAGAAGCAGCGAAGGACAACGAGAGCCCGGAGAACAAATCATGAATCGCAACATCGTTCTGTGCCCTGGCACCAAGCGCTCCCGGCCCATCGTGATCAAGACCGAGACAAGAACGGCGCTTGACCACCGCTGCAAAAAGGCCTCGTGGAAGAACCGTCAAGGCGGACAGCAAGTCAAAATCACCCTGCCCCGCATCGATGCATTGAAGAGAAAGCAAGGCTGATGGCGTTCCAGTTCATCAATCCCCACGCACAGACAGCGTTCACGCTGGACCCGAGCGGCAAAGCCCACAAGCGGATCAAAGATGAAGCGCATCTGGCTTTCATCCGGCAACTGCCAAGCCTGATATCGGGCATTGAGGGCTGTGAGGCCTGTCATGTCCGCTACGGCGATCCGCGCCACCGCAAGCCGAGAACAGGCAAAGGGGTGAAGCCGGATGATGCCTGGACAGTTCCCCTGTCACCGGACGAACACCGCAGCCAGCATGCGACCAATGAGCAAGCCTTCTGGAACGCCTTCGGTATCGATCCGCTTGAGGTCGCCGTCCAGCTCTACGCCGTGTCGGGAGACATTGAGGCGGGGCGTGAAATCATTCGGAAGGCGCGCGCCAGCACCAACATCGTCGAGGTGCACGCATGACGGCGGTCTTGAAGTTTGATGCAATCGAAAAGGCATTGACCGGCAAAGCCCTCAATGATGCTGACCTCGAAGCCTTGCAGGGATGCTTGAAGGACTACCGCACCCGCATTCGGCTCGGCAACGGCTTCCATGTCACCTATGACGACCTCCTGCTCGCCTTCAAGATCATCTATGACGACATAGACTTCATGACCGCACGGCGCAGAGAACACGCGATCAAGCTTTTGATCCGGACCGGAGCGCGTGGTTACCGGCACGATGAAACTCACGTCTCTGCCAAGCACCCAACAATCACGGACAGGTCCGCAGACGGCTACCGCGTGCCTGTCACCGACAACGAAAAAACAGATGCAATGCAGGAAGCTTGTTGA